AGCATTAATACCAACACCCGCAGTAAGTAGTCGCTCAATATTGGCACCCTTCTCATCAAGGGTAACAAGGCGGTCGGAAAGTGCGACAAAATCAGTAGAGGCATCGCTAGTAACCGCATCAACAAATACTTGATATTTTTCAAAATCAATTTTACTCATAGTTCTAAAGGCTCTTGTTGTGTGTCTGGTAATTTTTGTTGTAGAGGGATTTCTTGACCCCCGATTTTGATAGAAGGAATCCTTAGAGGTTCTAAAGGTTCGATAGTAACTGTTTCTTTCCATTCCATACGATTGGACTTATAAGTACCTTTACGATACTCCGCCAATCGTTTGGCATCTATTTCATTTCCACAATCAGCAATCTTATTTCCTTCACTATCATATACTGTAAAGTAAATCAAAACTTGAATCCCTCAAAAGATTTTTTGGGTTTATCTTCGTTATTATACTCTTCTTCCTGACCAGAGTCAAGTATATCATTTTGTGCTGTTTGTTCACAATCATAAAGACGCATCTTCGCACGATCAATACCAACGATGAATCTCTTATTCATAGAAAGATCATTGTATCGATTCTTCAACTGTTTGACCATTATCTGACCAAGTTGTTCAAGTTCCTCAGTGCTAATAAGGGCAAACATAAGATCAGCAGTAGCAGGGAGACCAAAGGACTCAGAAGTGTCAGTAAGGTCAACGTCACTGCTACCATAACCAGAACGAGTGGTCTGGGTGGCAGATACGATAGGGACCTCGGCTTCGACAGCCAACCCTCTAAGCTCCTCTGCAATAGACTTAATATAGCTATATGAATTGATAGAGCCACCCTGCCTATACCTACTGGAAGCACATATATTAAGGTAATCAATGAAAATAATATCAGGTCTAAATGACTTCTTAAGTGCAAGTTCATTAAGAAGTGCTTTAAAGTGTCCACTATGTGCACTCGCAGTTGGATATTCCTTAATTATAAGTGACCCCTGTGTCTTTGCTGCCAACTTAGTGATTTTATTCTCAAACGATGACTTGGGAAGTTCTGTCAGGTCTTGGATTGGGACATTGAGAAGGTTGGCGTCAATTCGTTCAGCAATTTTCTCTTCTGCCATCTCCATTGTAATGTAGAGAACGTTCCGTCCTTGGAGCAACACGGAGCTAGCAACATGGCACATGAATAAAGATTTCCCGACACCCGTACCAGCAAGTGCGATGTTAAGAGTCTTGTTAGGTAAACCACCTTTTGTGATTTTGTTGAAATATTCGAGATCAAACGGAATCTTGTCCTCTTTCTTGTGATAGAACTCATATCTTTCTTCGTAGTTTTGTAAGTAGTCGTGTCCAATGTTATTGTCAAATGAAACCGCCAGTGCATCAGAAAGAATGCTGGGAATGGCATCCCGATTCTTCTTCTCATCATTACCATCAGCAATATGGATCGATTCCATCAGGGCAAGATAAATCGCACGGTCACGGCACCACTTTTCGGTGGTGTCTAGTAACCATTGGTGATCTACTGGAGAGTCTGTGAATGAGTTACAAATATCTCTTGTCTCTTTGATTTCACTCTCGTTTAGATCAGTTCGATTCTCAACCTCAATATTTAGTGCTTCGGTTGTGATTGCCGATCCATACTTTACAATAAACTGAGTAATCTCTTCAAAGATTACCTTTTCGGTTCTTTGCTCAAAATAAGTGGGTTCAATAAATGGAATAACTTTCCGAGAATAATCTTCGTTATGTATTAAGTTTCTGAGAATTGTTGTTTCAATTCGTTCCATATGAGAATTCAGTCTTTGCAATTTGATCAAGTTTTTCCATTACCTCTGGGGTAAAATATGCCTCTGGTTCTTTAAGGATTGCCTTAGCATAGACTTTTTTTCCGTCGATTTCATATCGACCTGCGACATTCTTCCAAAGTCCACCGATCTCACCGAGTTCAAGAAGACCGTAATAACGATCAAGACCACGCTCATCGTAATAAAGACGCACCGTAACATCTTGGTTCTCCTTGCTTAAACGCGACTTAGCAGTCTTTGCCTTGATAAGATTTCCGACAATTTCTGTTCCGTCTTTCTCTTTCTTCTTTGAGAGATGGATGATAGTAGAAGCAGCATACTTAAGACCAGAACCGCCTCCCATCTCTTTTGTAGGAACGTAAGCGCCAATGACATCGTAGGTGTGGTTAGTAACAATCATAGGAATGTTTGCCTGACCCAACTTAAGAGTGAGCATACGGAAGGCACCTTTGATAAGTTGGGATTTAGTCATATCCCGAACTTGCTTATCATTGAGTGCATCAGTAATTTCCTTCTCAGTGGAAAGCATCCCTAGAGAGTCTAACACAAACATACAAGGTTTGCGATCTTCTACAGGTTTTTTTAAGTATATGTCTACTGCCTTGAGTGCTTTGCTACGAAACTCCTCAACAGTAACTACATTAACTACAACTAACCGATTGAGGTCAATACCCCTAGACTCAAGAAGGGATTTGTTAACAGCAGCCTCAGTGTCAAAATAGAGGCAGTAACCATCAGGGTTGGAATCAAGAAAATTCTTAACCACAGCGAGAGAGAAGAAAGTCTTTCCAGTAGAAGACTCTCCAGCAATAGCAGTAATCTTATTCCCAGATACACCACCAAATATGCTACCTGAAACCAGTGCATTAAAAATGTACGAACCTGTGTCCACATAAGTTTCGGTCTCATCAATATCTGCTGCGAGTTTGGTATAGTCATCACCAATCTCTTTTACAATATCTTTTAAAAAATCCATTATCCAAAAAATAGTTCAAGGTTTACAGTTTTCTCAACATTCCACCCAATCGCATCCAAAATAGACTTGAGTGGTTCTACAAAACTCTTTTCAAATTGTAAGTCATAGTCGATGTATTTGTCAAGACTGAGTTCTGTAGGAAAGTCTTGAATGAATGAAATCACATTCTCTTGTATGATATTCGGTTTTTTTAGATAAAGAAACTTAATCTTTTCTCCATTACCAATAAGTGAATATTTATTAGTCAGTTTTTTCTCCTTAACATAATGATTAAAGAGTAGTGCTCCACGACAATGGATGGGAGTTCCTTTAATATAAATGTCAGAGTGAGACTTGTACTTTACAACATCAGATACTGAACGTGGGAATGCAATCTCTTCTGGTGGTAATGTCTTAAACTTTTTGCGACACTCATCAATAAAGTCAATCACATCTTCTTCCGTACCACTCATCATCAGTTTAAGACCATCCTTAATCATCTTGCGACAAGGTGCCGGTGTCGAAGACTTAACTGCCTCAATACCCATCATCTTTAGTTTGGGTTCGGTGTATTGCACACCCTCACTATTCCATACGTTGAGAATGTATCGCTTCTTCGCAGTCCAAATACCACGTTCGGCAATATTCTCACGTTTCATAATCATTTTTTGCTCATATGCCTGAACGTAATCCGCAAGTTCCTGATAAGAGGATTCGATGAATGGTTCCAACTTGTCTTGGCAGATCTTATCAAGTAACTGAACAACCTTTGTTTTATCACCAGACTGACGACTAAGAAATTTATCAACAAGAGGTCCCATATTAAGATAGATTGAGTCAGTGTCAGATGCGATGACATAATCGACTTCCTCTGTTTGCAAAATCTTATTTAGAAATCCGTTCATCTTATTCTCAATCCAACGGATAGAAACTTGACCCGAGAGAGTGATTGCTTCAGCATTTGCAAGTTTATAATACCTAAAATACTGATTACCAATCGCACCATAAGCAGAGTTGAGTTGAATCTTTCGTGCCATCTGGATGTTGTTGCAACGTGCGATTTCTTTTTCCAGTGCCTTCGTTGGAGTTTTTTCATAATCTTGTTTTGCAGCAAGCATCTTCTTTTTATAGATGGTGCGATCCTTATAGATCTTTTCCATCAATTCTGGAAGAAATCCACGCACATCCTTACGATACATTGCACCATTAGCACATATCGCAGTGTCCTTATACATCTCAAATGTTATCTCTTCATTAAGTATCTTATCAACGGTAGCTGTTGGGTGACGGGTATCTTGTAAGGTCTCTGGTGAGATGTTGTACTGCATAATAAGGTGAGGGTACAGACTGTTGAGGTCAAAAGACACAACCCAATCATACTTTCCAGGAATCGGTTCCTTGACATAAGCACCTGCGTACTTGGAATCTTTGTCTGATCGTTCTTTAGGTGGGATCACAATATCTCTTTTTTTGAGATAGTTGTAAATAATCGCATCCCACATACGAACCTGAAAGAACACATCATTATAGTTTACCTTGGCGTCATATGCCATAGTAATCGCAAGTTCAATTAGTTTCATCTTGTCTTCCATACGGTCAACAAGTT